ATGATAGTAATACCAGAAAGAAAAGAGAGATATCTTTTAAAGACTTTCCTGTACACATCCTGCTGGGTGCTGTAGGTTTTTTTTTGGGTACCGTAAATCTGTACTTAACAACTACTCTATCTTTGAACAACCTTTTGTCGAAGAAGGAGACGAAGATGTTGATGAAACACTATCTGGAAAATCTTTCGGAGAACATTGGGGCTGGTGGGGGACTATCTACAAGCTCTCTAACTCCAACATTCTTAACATTACAGGAGACAAAGCCATCACGGATGTCAACTATATAACGGTTTTAAACTATTTGGAGATAGATAAAGACTATAACCAAGAGCTTGATAAACAACACAAAAGAGCCATGCAGATGGTTAGACAAAGATAGGTGGTACTTTTTTCGTGTATGATCTTATTTATATAACAAATACAAACCGTATGACAACAATTTATATTATAGTAGGTATCCTCGTTATAGCTGGTATATCTCTTCTATATGCTTACAAGGTAGGTAAATTAACAGACAAAGACGGTGATTTCATCCCAGACGAACTTGAAAAAAGAGTCGAAAGGGTAAAAGAAGAAGTCAAAGACGTAGTTGATGCTGTAAAAGAGGTAGGAAACCAGATAGGTGATATACCTTCAGCGGTTAAAGGAAAACCGAGAACAGGACGTAAACCAAAAAACTAAATTATGGCTAAAAAGAAAACAGAACAAACAGAAAGCTTTGTAGCACGTGAGTTAGAATCTGAACAAACCATTTTAGATGAGGTTATCAAACCACATGTAGATGATTTCTTAAAACAAAAGATAGAAGAACTTAGAGCAAAAGGATTCGATAACAACCGTATTGCTGCTAACCTTATGATTCATAAACACATCGTAGATAGTCTTTAACCGATGGCACAAAACCTTACCTATAGACAAATTGTAGAACAGTTCCAAGCTGCCTGTGATGCCCATCTACAGATAGCATCTTTTGATTCTGGAACTATAGACTACTTAGATGCTTCAGCCGTTAACCGGTTATATCCTTATGTCTTTTTAAGACCTATGGGTACCTTACAAGCACCTAACCAAAGAACTTTAACTTTTGAACTTTATAGTCTTGATGTACCAAGAGTATCAGGAGGTTCAAACTTAGACGTTGTATCTAACACAGAACAATACCTTTGGGATCTTATGGCATGGTTTAACGTTGGTACAACACAAAGACAACAAACATATGAAGTGGTGATGAATTCAGCCACACCTGTAAACGAAGCCTTTCAAGATAGAGTTTATGGATGGATGGCTAACGTAAATGTTATCACACCTTTCGCTTTAGATTACTGTAACTACCCACAGCTATGACCATAAAAGATGCCTTATATAAGATAGGAGAACTTCTTAAAGGAGAGATGGGTAGAACCATTCAGGAACAAACCTCCGGTACAGGTGCTTTATCTAACTCTATAGAATACACCGTAAAGACAACACCAGAGGGTACCCAGCTTGTAAGAACCATGAACGAGTATGGGAATTATTTAGACAGCGGGGTTAAAGGTACAAAGAGTAAATACAATCGTAACCCTAAGTCTATTTTTCCACAAGGACAGTTTAAATCTCCTATCATATCAAAACAATCAGGTTTGCCTTTACCTGTAAGAATATCTATAGCACAGAAGGGTTTAAAACCTAAACCTTTTATAGGTAGTTCGATTTCACAGGTGATGGATACAAGAGGAGTAGATCTTCTTATGGAAGCCGGTCTGAGTACGGTAGGGGTTATGATAGGTCAAGAATTAACAGATATAACCTTAGGATAAGATGGCTTATAGTATAGTACAACAACCGACCAATCCAAACGTAACGTATACAAACCTTGTATATGTAGTTTCTTCTTCAGCATATACCTCACCACAATTCCAATTTGTGATGGATGTTGTTCAAGGAAGTACCATCTTAACAAGAGTTAAACAATATCCTAACCCGGCCGGTGTCGGTGTATTTGATCCTTCCAGAATCTTAAACGATTATCTTGAATACGATCTATCTTGGACTTCAGATAATTTTACACCTGTAACTTCTGTACAAACCTTTGATATAAAGTTTGGAGAAGAGTACGGTACATCTCCTTCTTCTTCTGTAACTGTTTATCCTAACCTGGCAACAGATAACATAGAAGTATTTCCTGGTATAGTAGATCCAAACAACGGTATATCATATAACTGGCTGGATAGCGGTAGTGCTGTTCTTTTAACAGATAGACCTTCCAACATACCGGTATCATCTACAGATATCTTTTCTGTAACAGCTTTTAACGGTACAGCAACATCTAAGACTGTATCTATAACAGGAGGTCAAGGAGGAAGTGTTCCTGCCGGACAATTTAAACAATTTGTTCTTACACCATCAAGTGATAAGACTATAACATATAACGGAAGATCTATATCTGTACCTGTAGAAGAGGATTGTAACTATGATAGGATAAACTTTGCTTTTATCAACAACTACGGGTTTTGGGACTACTATGGATTTAACCTACCAAAGAAAAAGAATACATCTGTAGACAGAAAAAACATTTTAAAACCTTTTGTAGATTATTCATCCGCTACATCACCATATAACGTAAACAGAAGAGGTACAGATACTTATAACGTAAGATATACAGACGATTACTCTGTATCTACACCTTACCTTTTACAAAACGAAGCTGAATGGGTATCACAGATGATAGAATCACCAGAAGTTTTTATACAACAAGGATCTATCATGGTACCTGTTGAGATAACAAACGCTACATATACACACAATACCAACATAAGATCTCAAAAGGCTTTCCAATACGAGATACAATACAGATACGCTAACCCAAGAATCGCACGATAGATGGCAGATATTATCCTAAGAGTAGTACATCAAGGTACAACCTACGATTTAGATGTAGAGGGTAACATACCTCTTAGGTTGGATATTTCTGCTGTTGAAAACGATAGAATAGGTTCTTTCTTTGGAGTAGGATCTCAAACATTTGATTTACCGGGTACAAAAAACAACAACAAGTTTTTTAAACATGCTTATGAGATAGGAGCAACAGATATACCTGCTTTCTATAATACCATACAGGCTTATGTTATCTATGACGGAGAGACGCTTATACAAGGGCAGTTACTATTGTTAGAAGCTTTAACCGATCAAGCTGGTTTCCATGTTTATAAAGTACAGCTATCAGATCAGGTTGTACAATTTAAAGATGCCATAGCTACCAAACTTATAGCTGAAGGAGATTGGTCAGCATATACACATACGTTAACTTCAGCCTCCATCGTAGATAGTTGGTCAGGTAACCTTTTATCTGGATCTATATTTTATCCTTTATGTGACTTTGGATCTGATTCTAAAGCAGACTTTCCTAACATACCAAGAGTAGCTACAGGAACAACAGATGGGTATATCACATCTACAAATACTCCTATGTCAGCTAAACAATTTTTACCTGCCGTTAGAGTTAAGGATACGTTAGATGTTTTATTTGAACAGGTAAGTTTTACCTATACAGGATCTTTTGTTACAGGATCAGATTTTGATAACTTATATATCTTACCTAAAGCAACAGAAGGTTTAGGAGCAGGTGATGCTCAGTTTAACGGTTTAGAAGCTGATGGAGGGTTTATTTTCCCTTCTATGAATTCTGGTACATCTTATGTTATAAACAATACTGCTATAACAGACCCAGGAGGTAACTTTAACAACGGTACAAATTCATACTCAGTTCCGGTAACAGGTAACTATACCATGTCTGCTACGTTCAAGTATATTCAGAACCCTGTAAATGCTGGTAACTCTCCTGTACAGTTTCAGCTACAGTTTTTTAGAAACGGGGTAGCTATAGGACAATATGATGTAGAACAATTTTCAACTTCAGATCCTTTTCCTTATACACAAACCTTACCAGCACAAACATATGCTTTAAATTCCGGTGATGTTATAACATGTAGGTTAACAGCTTTCTATGGTGGATCTACGGTACAATCTTTTGCTTACCAATCTACATGGTCTTTACCTAACAGTGCTGCTCCAACTACATACGAGGATATAACCGTTAACATGGCCAACCAATGGGATAGTCAAACAAAAAGTTTAGATATCTTAAAAGGTCTCATAGAACAGTTTAATCTTGTTCTTACACCAGTATATAACGAAAACGGAAAGATATCGATAGACACGTTCGATGAATGGATGTTACAGGGTAGAACTGTAGATTGGACAAGAAAGTTTGAAACAGCTACAAGGGTAGGTATAAGACATACCGTATCTGAACAACAAAGAGAGTTAAGATTATCTAACATAGATGATACAGATAGATTCTCAAAAGTTGCTATAGATGATACACCAAACTACCAATACGGTACCTTACGTCTTTTATCAGAAAACAACATATCACAAGGACAGAAAAAAATAGGTACTTTGTTTGCTCCTACAGTATTAGGTTCAGAGATACAATCAGGAAGTATAGATGCTGAAGGTAACCCAACCTTTAACCTTAACCTGGCTTCTGGTTTTGTATTTCCTCATTTATACAAGTTTGAAAATGCTGAACAAAAGTCATATAAATTCAAACCTCGTATAGGATATAAAGCTTCCAATTCTCTACCAGGTCCTATTTACATAGGTCTCCCGGTAAATAATATTCAGGTAACAGGAACGTACTCTACCCTATCGAACATATCACAGATACCCTCTGTTACAGGGACTACCAACGATTTACACTTTAACAACACCTATGTTCCTTTCACCGGTGGTGTAAACTTGTTAACTGGTAAAACAGCATATACAAAATATTGGAAAACATACATCGATAGTTTATACTGGGATGAGAACAAAAAGATAACCTTAGACATCCAGTTCGATAAAGAGGAGTATAAGGACATAAGGCTTAACGATAAAATCTTTATAAAAGACCAATTATACCGCATCAACAAGATTAGCGGTTTTAACATTTCTGATAACGATGTAGCTACGGTAGAACTTATACGTTTATATCCTGCGTATTATTCAAACATACCTGTTCCTCCTACAACTACAACAACAAGTACTTCTACAACCACAAGTACAACTACAGCACCGACCACAACAACAACGTCTACGTCTACAACGACTACAAGTACAACGTCAACAACTACAAGTACAAGTACTACGACCTCGACTACTACGGTACCTACAACTACGACGACAACAAGTACTTCTACCACAACATCTACAACAACACTGGCATGTTACAGTTGTGGTTCT